CAATTACTGAGGAAGCGGTAGAAGATAACCTGTATGACAGACTGTCAAGCAGATATACAAAAGCGTTAGCAAGAAGTATGTCTAACACTAAGCAAGTTAAAGCGGTTAACCCTTTGGTTAATGGTTTCGGTACGTTCACTTCAGGAGATGGTTCTGCATTATTTGCAACTGATCATCCAACGATTGCGGGTACTGTATCAAACACTTTAACTACAGCAGCTGACTTAAACGAAACTTCATTAGAGCAGTCGTTGATCGACATCGCGGCTTTCACTGATGAAAGAGGTTTAAAAATTGCAGCGAAAGCAACAAAAATGATTGTTCCTTCTGCGCTACAGTTTCAAGCTGAGAGATTGATGAAATCAGAAGGCAGAGTTCAAACTGCTGATAATGATATCAATGCAATTAGATCAATGGGAATGGTTCCTCAAGGTTACAGAGTGAACAATTTCTTAACTGATCCTAATGCATTCTTCCTTATCACTGATGTTCCAAACGGAATGAAACATTTCGTTAGAACACCGATCAAAACTGCTATGGAAGGCGACTTCGATACTGGTAACTTAAGATTCAAAGCAAGAGAGAGATACCAATTTGGTGTTTCTGACTTCAGAGGAATCTACGGTTCTCCAGGAGCATAATAATTAGAAATAATGAGGCAAGACACAATCTTGCCTCATTATGTAAGTAGAAAGACAAACTATGAAAAAAACTCTCATCACTATCTGGGCCTATAATTACCACACTAAATTTGAAATATTAGCTGAGGATAATCCAGAAAGTATTGAAAAAGCTATCCTTGACAAAATTGGAGAAAAAGGTATAGTCTGGGAATATCTCGGAGACAGTTATCATTCGGGATTAAATAGAATAACTTACGAAGAGGTTATCGATGATACAAGACCTATACAAACAAAAAAGGTCCTTGGAGTTGAAGTGGGAACAGGAGCATCTAGATAATAATAGATACACTCTTAATATGGTGAAGATCGACGATAAAGTTAAAAAGATCATCACTGATATCAAGCTTGAAGAAGCTAGATTAGCTCACTTACAGAACAACATAGACGGTTCTGCTCCAGAAGTTTCAGTAGCTACTTAATTAACAAGCTACATCGTTGGAAAATTCCACTCCACACTGTAGGATCTCTTGCACTCTATTCAAAAATAACATATAATATTCGCACTATACATAAATTAATATTCTGCATAGACGCAGTATAGTCGACGGCCTAGAGACTATGTAGAATTTAACTAGGAGAATAATCATGGCAAGAACAACGTTTAGTGGACCAATAAGATCTTTAAGAGGATTCTTAGGAACAGGTCCAGAGATGGCAGAATCAATCTCAGGAGCTACTTATGACGGTGGAACTGATATTGTTGGTATAGATAAATACCAAGGTAAAATAATCCAAATTGGAAATGCAAACACTGTATTCAATTTACCTTCAATTATAGATACGGCTACGCCTGCAGTTGCAGGATCAGATGATCCTTCTTCAACAAATAGAGTTGGATTAATGTACGAATTTATAGTTACTGCAAGTTTAACAGGTGGTAATACTTTCGTTCTTAATGCAGGAACTGCAGCAGGAAGAAATACAGCTGATATATTTAGAGGAATGGCTATCTACAACAATACGGCTACTGATCCAGGAGCTGTAACTGCTTTTTCAGCAGGTGGAACTGATACCTTAACTTTGACAGCTACTACTAAAGGTGGACTAGAAGGTGCTCATATTAGATGTAGAGCAGTTGATGGTTTACTTTGGCAGATCAATGCAGAGTTAATTGGTAATGGTGCATTTGCTAATCCGTGGAGTTAATAAGTAATTAATTAATGGAGCCCTTCGGGGCTCCTACAAATTTTAAGGAGAAAAATATGAGTTCATTTTCAAGTGACCAATCAGTAGCACATGCAACTGCAGATGGTCAAATGGTTCCTACAACGCAAAGAGCTAGAGTAACTTCTATTCAAGCAGAAGGTATTGCTGCTGCTTTTGTTGTTTTAAAAAGTGGTGGAGCAGCTGGAACTGCAATCGCTACTTATAAATTTGGAACAGAAGGATTAAATATTCTGTGTCCTGGTTCAGGTATTTTATTTAAAGAAGGTGTTTATGTAGACTTAAAGGACACACCTGGCGTTACTGTAACCTTTACATAGGATAACTGATGGCCAATGTTACTTCAGGCACTACAACATTTGATAAGACATTCTCTATCGATGAGATAATTGAAGAATCTTATAATCGAATAGGTCAATTCGATATGAGTGGTTATAATTTAAAAACTGCTAGACGTTCTTTAAATATTTTATTTTCTGAATGGGGAAACAGAGGTCTTCATTTTTGGGAAGTAGCAAATACTAATATCAACTTAGTTAATGGTCAAAACGAATATTTAATTTATCGTTCAACTGCTGATGGTAACTCTAATGGAATAACATCTACTCTAACTGCAGCAATTACTTCCACAACAGCCACAACTGGAATTACTTTAGCCTCGATCACTGATATGCCTACCGAGGGTACTATTAATGTAGGAAGTGAAAACATTTCTTACACAGGATTTAGCACTTTAGAATTAACAGGAGTAACACGTGGAGTTAATGGAACTACTGCAGCAACGCATTTAAATGCAGCAGCTATTACAAACTTTGTTAACCAGGCTTCGGATATCTTAGAATGTTCTTACAGAAATAGTTCTAATGTAGACTCACCTTTAGAGAAAATTAACAGATCTCAATACCAAGCTCTTTCTAACAAAACAGCCGTAGGACAACCTTCACAATATTTTGTTCAAAGATTTATAGATAGAGTCTTAATCCAATTATACTTAACTCCTGGATCTACTCAAAACGGAGACACGATCAATTTTTACTATGAGAAAAGAATCCAAGATGCGGGAGACTATACTAATGCAGCAAATGTTCCTTTTAGATTTGTCCCTTGCATGGTTGCAGGTCTAGCTTATTACTTAGCGATGAAATACGCACCACCAAGAATACAAGAATTAAAATTAATTTATGAAGATGAATTGGCAAGAGCTCTAGAGGAAGATGGTTCTTCAACAAGTGCTTTCCTTTCACCTAAAACTTATTATCCGAGTATGTAATTATGGGAAACACGGCAAGAGGAAAACATGCATTATTTATTTCAGACCGAAGTGGTTTGCAATTTCCATATACTGAAATGGTTAGAGAATGGAATGGATCTAGAGTCCATACTTCTGAATATGAACCTAAACAACCTCAACTAGAACCAAAACCTTTTACTGCTGATCCACAAGGATTAATGCATCCAAGACCAGACAGATTAGAATTACCTACCGGAGATTTTTTAAAGATAAATCCTTTCAGTACACCAAATCTACTTACTGTTGGAGCAACTTTTGAAGTATCTCAACCTAACAGCGGAATATTAGTTGGGGATTTTGTAAGATTAATGAGTATAGCACAACCTTTGTCAGCAGCAGGATCTGCATTTTTAATTTTGCCTGCAGAACTAGAAATGTCTACAACTTTAAATGCAAATATAACTGCTACAGATACTTCAATGGTAGTAAATGATGCAACTCCATTTTATACTAACGGCGGGTATCTAATGATTGAAAAAATTAATTCTACTAGTGGATTATATGAAAATGAAATTATACAATATGCAGCTTATAATTCTGGAACAAAAACTTTATCTGGTTTAATTAGAGGAACTAATGCACCGTTTAGAGGACAGACTCCTAAAAATACTATCGCAAGTAATCACGATGCGGGAGCAAATGTTTTTGGAGCAAGAGAGGTTTATTCTTTAAGTACCACAACTTCTCCAAGTGGAGGTCAGCCCCCAACAGTTACTAATCAAAATGGTTATTATTTAAAAGATAATGATGAAGGTTTTGGTTGGATCGCTAACTTTACAGGTGGAGGAAATGGTTGTATTGCCGGCCCTTTAAATGTTAATATAACAGATGGGAGAGCATAATAAATGACATACGCAGAATTAGTACAAAAAATTAGAGATTACACCGAAGTTAGTTCTAACGTTCTAACAAATACTATTATTGATGGTTTTATAAATGATTCTGAATTTAAAATTCTAAGAGATGTAGATTCCGATAATAATAGAAGATATGCAACAGCTAATTTAGTTACATCACAAAGATATATAGACACTCCTACAGACGCTTTAGTTATAAGATCTGCTCAAATTGTAGATTCAGACGGTACAGCCTCTGCGGATAATAGAGATTTTTTACAGTTTAGAGACACCAGTTTTATGTCTGAATTTAACCCTACGGAGTCCACAGGAGTTCCTAAGTACTACGGGTGGTGGGATCAGGACACTATTGTTATAGCCCCTACACCAGACGCTGCTTATACAATTCAGATAAATTATATCTTGAAAGATCCGGGGTTATCGGCTACAAATACAACTACATACTTGAGTCTAAATTTTCCCGATGGACTTTTATATGCTTGCCTCGCGGAGGCATACGGGTTTTTAAAAGGACCGGTTGACATGCTTCAATTATATGATAAAAAATATGGAGAGGCCGCTCAGAGATTTTCGATTGAACAAATGGGAAGACGAAGACGGGATGAATACCAAGCAGGTGTTCCTCGAATAGGAAAACAATAAGGAGAAAAATTATGGCTATAACACAAGCGATTGCAAATGCATTCAAAAAACAATTACTAGAAGGTGATCAAAGTTTTAAATCGTCGGGCGGTGATGTTTTTAAACTAGCTCTTTACACTTCTTCAGCAACTCTAAACTCAGCAACAACTGCGTATGCTACTAACCCAGGTGGTGGATCTAACACAGAAGTAGCTAACACAGGAACTTACGCAGCAGGTGGAGATAAACTTACAGGTCAAAATACATCAATTGCTTCAGGTGTTGCAATTGTTGACTTTGCGAATTTATCTTTTACTGGTGTAACGTTGACTGCTAGAGGAGCATTAATTTATAACACATCTTCTGCAGTCAGTAATGCAGCTGTATGTGCTTTAGATTTTGGAGCAGATAAAACAGCTACATCAGGGACTTTCACAATACAGTTCCCGGCATTTACTACGGCGGCAGCTATATTACGAATCTCTGGTTAACAAAAATTTTAATTAACAAGGATTTTAAATGGCATTAGTTGTAAACGATAGAGTCAAGGAAACTTCTACCACTACTGGTACAGGTACGCTTTCTCTTGCAGGAGCAGTAACAGGTTTTGAAACTTTTTCATCCGCTATTGGAAATACAAACACAACTTATTATTCAATTGTAAATGTAAATGGAGAATTCGAAGTAGGACTTGGAACAGTATCAGCTGCCGCTTTAGCTAGAACTACAGTCATATCATCCTCTAACAGTGATTCTGCAGTAAACTTTGGTGCAGGCACTAAAAATGTGTTTTGTACCCTTCCAGCCTCAAAAGCCGTTATCCTAGATGCAAGTGGGAACATTGTTGCAAACAATGGAGTTAACCTAACAGCATTAAATGCAACACAATTAACTTCAGGTACAGTACCTGATGCAAGATTTCCATCAACACTTCCAGCATTAAATGGTTCTGCTTTAACAAATTTAAACGCAACTAATTTAGCAAGTGGATCAGTGGCTTCCGCAAGATTAGCCGATGACTCAGTAACACTAGCCAAGATGGCCCCAGGTACAGATGGAAATATTATTTCATATGATGCATCTGGTAATCCTGTAGCAGTAGCCACAGGATCAGACGGACAAGTTTTAACTTCAGCCGGAGCAGGAGCTCCTCCAACTTTTGAAACGCCTACAGTTGGAGATATTACAGCTGTAACAGCTGGTACAAATTTAACAGGTGGTGGAAATTCTGGAGATGTTACAATTAAT